ATTATGTATATATTGATTACCTATCGGAGGCTAATTCATCAAAAAGTGAGAATATATGCGATTATATTTGTTATATTTGCATAACAATCAAACCATTACCGCATGAAACCTAATGTAATAATTGAACTCCAGCCCTATCTACATGATTTTCTTTATCATGAGTTCGGGTGTTCGCGTGCTGACGACGGTGTGACCGTGACATCAGCGAATGATATCGGCAAGTTCATCCAAGCTATGGTGACGGTTGCGGACCGTCCGCCCCGGCTTCCATTGAAAGAGAATCCGATCATATTATATCTTCCCGTCAAAGAGTGGAATCACTATATTCTACAGGAGAACTTCATCTATATTCCGGAGTGGAAACAACGGATGCTTCAGGAATATGTTGAAGCGTCATTCCGCATCCGGATCAGGGAGTACTTTGTAACCGGATATGAGAAAGGATATAAGCAGGATAAGATTCTCCGTGCTTTCCTCATGGCGTACAATATAAAGAACAATGCCATTAATTACGATGCAGTGAAGAAGTACGATTATCGCAATCGCCAGCGGATGACAAAGGAGGTAAACAGAGATATTCAATTATCGCTATTTGAATAACACTATTTAACCAATTAAATTCTAAGTAAAAATCAGATTTTCAATTAAATAATCGCTTAAACTTTAAGTAAAAATGAGTGTTAATGACAAAAGATCGCAAATCTGTGGAATATCTTTTCTTCCACTGTCTGATGCGGAGGTGATTAATGTACCGGGAAGTGATAAGTTGCAGGTACACGGCACATGGATAACAGTTGGCTTTTCATCCGGAGAATGGACGGAAATCCAGGAACAGGTTGGAAAACCTATCGAGCAGGAGTTGAAAGCTACAGTGACAGATACCTCTTCGATCATGGAGAGCCAGCTTCGTACATTGTTTTCCGTTGATGGCTTGGTGCTGATCAGCCTGACCAACGGAGATAAGAAAGTTATCGGTACCGGTGATTTTCCGGTGCAGATGTCAATGGAGCGCAGCGGTGATCCGGGGAAGTTGACGCTCTCTTTCAAACGCTCAAGTCCTGAAGCTGCCAAGAACTTAACGTCCTTTTAAGCGGTTTCTGCCATTGTAATTTTGTACCAAGATTTAAAAGGTACAAAACAATGGCATTTTCTTCATTATATAGTGCTGTCTGTCGTGGAAAGTGGTTTATCTCTTTTCGCGATGTAGAAGCTAACCTGATACTGGTTGATAAGTTACTGGAGCGTGGCATCACGAAAGAAGATGCTGAGAAGCGTTCGGATGTTGAACCTATACCAGTATTGCTTTCCACTGGTGGGAAAGAAGCGAAATCCGGAAATGGTTTTGCAGATGCTCCGAAAGACAGCACGGCCATTATTCCTATCCATGGTACCCTACTGAAGTACGGTACCTATTGCAGCTACGGTACTACCGAACTGGCGGACATTCTTCGTCAGGCTGCGGAATCTTCAAATATTTCTTCTGTTTTACTGGATATAGACTCTGGTGGTGGCAGCGTTGACTCCATCGCCCCATTGGTTGATGCTATTCAATACGCTCAGTCTAAAGGTAAGTCCGTAGTTGCACATTGTGACCTCTGTGCTTCTGCGGCTTACTACATTGCATCATACTGTGATGAGATCATAGCATCCAATCAGATATCTTCTGAGTTCGGATCAATCGGTGTAATGATGAGCTTTCCGGATTATGCGAAGTATTACGAGCGTGAGGGCGTGAAGGTACATACCATTTACTCCAGTCTCTCAGATTATAAAAACGCTCCCTTTGAGATGGCCAAGGAAGGCAAGTACGATATGATCAGGGAGGAAGAATTGGACCCGTTAGCTCGTGACTTTCAGGAGAACGTCAAAGCTAACCGTGGAAATAAACTGAAGTTAGATACTACCGGTTTGGTACGAGGTCGCATGTTCTATGCGAAAGATGCGATAGCCGTAGGTCTGGCAGATGCCATCGGAACTTTGGACTTTGCAATTCAGCGAGCCAGGGAGATTCCCCGTGAGGCGTGTATTAACGAATATATTAATTCTAAATCGTAAAGTTATGTTTGGACAAGTGATGAGTGTGGTACTTTCATTCTTGGGAATCTCTGCTTTTGCGAAAGACAAGGAAGGTAAATCCTTCATGCTTTCCACGCAAAAAGAGCAACTGAAGAATAAGTACGGTGACAAATTCCTGACAGAGTTTGAAAAAGACCTGGCGGAATTTGAAAAAAGTGGTAAGGCAGCAGAAGAGGCTGTGACCGATGAAGTGAGGGCGCAACTGGAGGCGGATCGTGACAAGAATGCTAAAGACTTGGAAGAGGCCCGTGAGAAAATCAAAGCGTTGGATGCGACGATTGTAGAAAAAGACGCTGAGATTGCTAAGATGGCCAAAGAGGACACTGGTGATAAAGGAGTAGTAATTAATGGAGGTGCTGCCGATATGACAAAGAAGTTTAAGCCGGACATGACTCTGGCGCACAACATGTATCTGGATGCTGCTTTCAAAGGTGCTGCATACAGTGGTAACTCAACGATTGAGACTACTGAACTCCAAAAAGAGTTTGGTAAGTATGTGTCTTCCGAGCGCATCGAGATAATCAAGGGGTTGTTGGGTACTACCGAATCCACCTCGTACATGTCTACCGTCGTTACTGATAAGGTGGAAATTCGTGCTCAACAGGCTGCCATTGATTCAGTGCTCCAGCAATTTGTTCCCAAATGGACACCGAAGGGTAAATCTAAGTTTACTCCGTTGACCATCAAGAACTACAAGTGCAAGATCAACGTTCCCATTACTCCTTCCGATATCATGGAAGATATCCTTGGCTATCTGTATGATGAGAACCTGAAGCCGGAAGATATGCCGGTAGTGAAGTACATTCTTTACCAACTCATTTTCCCGAAACTGGATGAAGAACGTGAAATTGCTTTGGCGGTTGGTGAGTTCAAAGAAACATCTGCAACTCAGGACGGAGATGCTGCGACTGCGGCCAATGATGTGTTGGATGGTTATGTTACCCAGTTGAGGAAATTTAAGAAGGCGGGAAATACTGCCATTACCTGGTTGCTCGATGGTGTGACTCTTGAAGACGCCAAACTGATTGAACAGATAGATAAGGCTGTGGATGAAGTAGCCCCACTGTACAAACGTAAGACTATGTTTATCCATGCTGATCCGGAACTGGTGACAAAATACAGCAAGGCATATCGTAAAGTATATCCTTGGCTGAAAAACGAAGATGGTGAAAAGATCAAAGTAGACTTTTCACGTTTCACTTTTGCTCCACTTGAAGGTATGCGCGGCACCGGTGTTTTCTTCATTACTCCGAAAGAGAACTTCAAGCACCTGCGTAGCAAAGACCCGCAGAACACTAAAGTATGGATGCAGGGTGAAAACTATGATGTGAAGATATTCGCTGAGTGGTGGGAAGCTGTCGGTTTCTGGCTGGCTGAAGCAATTTTCGCATATCTGCCACCGGAAGAGGCAGAAGGTTCTTCCGCAAGTGGAGGTCTTTAATCTATAATAAGGAGGTAAATTATGGCTGATGAAGCATATAGCATGGTATCGGTGCCTAAAAAGACATCGAATGCCGGTCGCCCGAAGGGTAAAAAGTCGTTTATTGTTCTCTTTCTCTGGAAGGATGTTGCTGAACATGAACGTGATGAGAAAGGGGTGCGTGTCAGTAAGTTTAAGATGGCAACAGGCAAAAAGCCTATTGCTGTCTATGCTACAGATTCCACCATCAACATATATCATACCAGTGAAGGTGAAGACGACGCACGTGGTTTTATACACCATGTGGATTTTGAACATCCGGGTACTGGCCTTGAACTGGATGAGTTTGTGAATAACAATATCAATGAAGACATGGGAGCCATCGTTATTGATTGCTCCGGTGATGATGCCAAGATTGCCGGTACGCCGTGTACTCCGTTGAAAATGTCAAAGGCTGATAGTCAGGACAGCAAGGATGGGGCGAAAAATACGCTCAATCTGGCAAGCTCATTGCGCGGTGCCACTATCGGGCACATCGCTAAATCATTGATTCCTGCAACAGATAATGCAGATATCAATGCCGTCCTGGGACTGACAGCCGGATCAGGTGGTAGTGGATTGTAATTTGATTGGTGAATAGGTTGTGCGGAAAGAGGCGTGTGCATTGCATACGTCTCTTTTTTGTCCTTTTACGAGCTATCTGTGGAGGATATTTTTGTACCGTACTAATATTTTAAGCTATGACAACAAGAAAAACAGCGTCTAAATCTAAAGACGTAAAACAAGTAGAGACAGTAGAAACGGTAACGCAGCAAGTTAATGAGTCCGAAGCAGATCAAACGAGCGATATCGCTTCTTCTGATGAATCTCCGGTACTGGAGAAAAAAGTCCAGGATCACACATCGGTGGTAATTCCTTATTACAAAGAATTTGCTCAAGGCAGAGAACTGCTTTTCGCTCTTCGTTCTTGGTATGAAAAGACTTGCTTTCCTGCCAATCTGGTTATTATAGGAGATCGTGAAGATTGGTTTAGTGACGAGGTTAGTTTCATTGAACACCAACGCACTTCCGACAATCCGCAGATTGACACCATGGAGAAATTGAAACTGGCCATTGAATCGCCTGAAGTGACCGAACGCTTTATCTGGACGAACGATGACATCTACCTGGTTAATCGTGTTTCATTGGCGCATATTGAGATTCCTAAAGTGTTGGGTGATCTTAATCCTAAAAAGTTCAAAGGTGTGTATGCGGAGAATATGAGCCGTACAATCATGTTGCTTGATAAATTCGGATTGCCCAAACAGAATTACGGTACTCATACACCGGTCATATTTGAAAAGTTCAAACTGGCGGAAATGCTGGAGCGTTTCCCCGAAGCTGAGTCAGGTGTGTTGTTCTCATCTCTCTATTTCAATTCACAGGCATTCCCGGCATATCCTGTAGTCTTGGATTGGGAAACAGATCAGTTCTTACTGCCTATCATTTCCCAGAAGCCCAATGAGGAGAAAGCGATAGAACTTCTCCAGAGAAAAGTCTTCCTGAACAATACCGTTTCCGGACATTCTTCCTGGTTGGAAAAGTTCTTGGAACAGATGTTCCCGGAGCCGTCCATCTTCGAAGAATGAAGAGCACTTCCGGAACTGTCTTCACGGAAAGCACCAAACTCTTTCCGTGAAGAGTTCACCTTTCTGGATGAACCGGGTTGCCCCATGGAGCTGGAGGCACTTGCTTCCCGCAAGTTCAACAAATATCATGCGTATGTGCGATTACACGCACAACTCCGGGACTGTACTTCGCTGCAACAATGTGCGGATACCAGCCGGCAATTGATAGACAACTACATTGATAACCGCATGATCTGGGAAGAACTGAACTATTACAAGGTGCATCATTCTCTGTTGGGGAAACATCCTGCATTCGCAGAGTTTCGCCGGAGAAGTGAACTTCTTCAGTTACCGGTCAAAGAACTGATCCGGCGCCAGCGGCAGGTTGAAGATAATATCTGGAGAGTCAAATCGGAGATGGCAAAAGGCGATAAACCGCATTTGGACCCGATTCGCCGTGAAAGACTGATTGGATATGAAAAGGAGTTAGCGGATATTAATCGGTTACTGGAATGAGCTATTACTTCAGCTTGGAAGAACTCAGGCGAGAAATGTCTGATTCCCGCCTCTTCTCCAGGCGGTTTGAAACCATGCTGACTTTCAAACTGAATAGTCTGAAGGAATTATGCGGGCGTCTTCCCGGAGATAATGAGGCTTTTTTCATTGAAACGAAAAAGAGCTTCACAGCCTTTACTTTTATCGTCTACCTGATAAGACATGCCGGACGGGTTAATCATCTCTATATCGCCACGTATTCCACCAATGAGCGCATTATAAACGCTTTGTTGAGATGGCGCGAAAAGGAATTGATAGGCAGTATCCACCTGCATATCTCGGAAACGATAAAGTTTCGTATGCCGAAGATATTTGAACGGCTGATGCAACTCCATCAGGAAGGAGTCATAGAATTATCATTCGCCTGGAGCCATAAAAAGATTACCTGTTTGGATACGTCCACAGGTTTCTTTGTGGTCGAAGGTTCCGGCAATTACGGTGAGAATGCAATGGAAGAACAGTATGTATTTTTAAAAAACAAAGAAGTGTATGAGTTTCGTAGCGGACGAATTAGTTAAGTGGAGGAAAGATCCACCTTGGTATGACCGGATTGATATGGATGAATTTGAGCACCTGGCAGGCATCGGCTACGAGCCGAAGCAAATAGCCATGTACTACAATGTTCCGGAGACTGACTTTCTCTGGTATTTCAATTTGGTGGGTTCTCCGCTGAAGTTCCACTATGAACGTGGACAACTTGTGCAGCGAGCTAAGGAAGGGCTGGCGATGTCTGCCAGTGCTGAGACTGGAGACAATGTAACCCAGGCGCAGCGGTTTGATAAATTCCGTCAGGCGACGGGATATCGCAATTCCATTAATAAGGTTTTCTTTGATGATATAGGCTGATGTTTGACAAATCTTACTTTGATACGTTACAGGATTACATTGCGTCAGGTTGCACCATGGAACTGACAGCGGATGAACTGGACTACTATAATGCTCTCTACGCGCTTGTAGGCATTAACCGGAAGTATGGCAAGGATAACGCTATTGCCTTCCTGATGCACGAGCCGTTCAATGTCGAACGGATGCGTGCCCGGAAGATGTATAGTGAGGCTATTAACCTTTTCTATCTCAATGATACGATTGAGAATAATGCACATCGCAATCTGATGTATGACAACCTGATGAAAGCTGCTCAGGTAGTTCTGCAAAATGCCGTCAGTTCCAAGGATATGGAAGTGTACGGCACTCTCAACATACAGGCTGCTAAAATAAAACAGCTGGATAAGCCTGATCCGGTCAAGCCGAAAGAGATTGATGATAAACCTATCAAGATATACGATCTTAATCCGGAAGCGGTGGGATTGAGTAGTGCGAACCGTCAGGTTCTGGCTGCACAGATTGATTCAGTCGATCTTCCGCAGACGGAAAAGATACGCCTGAAGAGAGATGCTAATATTGTGGATATAGACTTTGAGGAGATGTTGAATGACCAGGAAGAAAAAACTAAAGGTATCGGATGATGTCGAACAGCGTTATTCCAACTGGATGGCGCAGCTCATAGCTATTATGATGCCTTGGTCCTTATACTGGATCGCCGGGCGAGCTTCAGCTAAGACCGTTCAGGTTCTGGCCGAACGTGTGCAGGAAGTTGCTTTAGACTGCAAAGGTGCTCCGTTTGCCTGGGTAGCCGATACGTATTCTGATTTGCACAAGAACGTTATTCCGTCTCTAATTGATGGACTTTCCTTGCTGGGGTGGGAAATGGGCATTCATTATGTGATTAACCAGGAGCCGCCGCAGGAGTGGAAAGATCGCATGTATAACGTTTGTACGGACTGGCGCAACACGATGGTTTTCTATACCGGCTTCAACTTCACTTTTATCTCGCTCGATAGGCCGTCTATCGGTGCCGGTCGTTCTTACGTAGGTGTGTTCGGTGACGAGGTGAAGTATTTTCCGGAAGAGAAGTTCACGAACTTGCTGAAGGCAGTCCGTGGCTTCCGCGTGAAATATGGAGATAGTGTCTGGTATCGTAGCCGTACCCTTACTACGGACATGCCGGACCCGAACCATCTCGGAGAATATGACTGGATATTGAAGCTGGCCAAACAAAACGATAAGCAAAAGATATTGCTGATGTTGCGAGCCGGCTTTGTCTATAATGAGACGAAAAAAGAGTATGTGTCTTGTTTACAGAAGTATAATGAACTGAAAGCTGCCAGTCGCTTGGATAAATCCTTATCCGCTAAACTGGATGTAGCCGAACGAGCCATGTTACTTGCCGGCAAGAATATGAAACGGTGGGAAGAACGCTGGATCAAGACACGTCGAGGGGTATCGTTCTTCTTCATTTCTTCCTCTTATGTGAATGCCGATGTGCTGGGCGAAGACTGGTTCAGCGATGAGTTTGCTGAAGGGCTGGAAGGTCTTTTGTGTAATGTGTTGTCTGTGATCCCGAAACTGGAAGCCAGCCTGATGTTCTATTGCAATTTGGCTATGAAGCATTTTTATGCAGACGGCTTTCTGAATGATGTGATCGAGCAGCACGAATTTGGTTGGAATCCGGATTGTTCCGTACTCCGGTACCTGGATAAGAATAAAGTATTAGAAGCGGGTATGGACTCAGGCAATATGTTGTCTATGGTATTCGGTCAGCGTAATGGCAATGTAATGCGTGTACTGAAGGAATTGTACACGCTTCCGCCTAACAGTGTGCGTGAGCTGGCGGATCAGTTTCTGTATTACTTCCGCCCGCATAAGCGCAAGATACTGAAGCTATATTATGACCGTTCGATGAATAACTACAAGAAGGTGTCTGCTGATATGGCGACGCAGATCAAGAAGAATATTGAGTTTGATGCGGATGGGAAGCGCACGGGCTGGCAGGTACAACTTATGTCTTTGGGGCAGGGGAACATTGGTAGTAATATGGAATATCGGTTCTTCATGGACTTGCTTAGTGGCAACCTGGCACGAAACCTTTTCACTCTGTTGATCGATCAGTATAATTGTCCGAACCTGAAATCTGAGATGGAGGTAACGGGTACGGCAATCAAGACGAATGAAAAGAACGGCACCAGCATTACGGTAAAACTCAAGACTGGGGATAAACTACCTACCCATAGGCTACCCAAGGAATCTACCAACCTGACGGATGCCCTGAAGTACTTCACCATGCGTAAAGAGTTTGTGCGTGTATGGGATAGGGGGCGAAGCTCATCGGCTGCTGCTGCTCTATAAGTTATTTCTTTACTGTTTTAGTTGTGGCTCTGTTGTCCGTGAGGATGGCAGGGCTTTTTGTATGGCGGTGTCGTAGGTGGTGGGATTGGGCATAGGGCAGGCATGAAGGGCATGAAAGGGCATTTTATACGGTAATTTAAAATTATTTACAATATTTGTAAGGAATAATGGAATTTTGGCGCATTTTTGGCTTTTTGTAACACATTTTTATCATATTTCCGATTTTGAAGGGCATCTGCGACCGCAAGGGGACGACGGCGCGGCTCGGGCAGCAAGCTGTTACATCCCTCCGATAAATATCGCAGGGATGGGATTACTTATTGTCTTTCAGCGGAATGTTCTTTTGGGAAGGACATTTTTAGTTCAAAAAACGCCCTGTTTTCTGAGAGTGTCCGCCTGATGAAGAACCAGGCGCGCGAAAAATCCACGTGGCAAACCCGTCTTGATCAATGTACCGGGGTACAATCAAGCCGAATTTTTGCCACGTGGATTTTTCGCGTTTAAGCGGTAGAAAGCGTTGCTTTCTGTTTGTTTTTTTGCGTACCACGCAGAGGTTACCGGATTTTATCCAGTAACCGGGGGAAAACGCCCCGTCTTCCATTCCCTGCACCAACGCAGGCTATTGTCTTGTTAACCGAAGACCGGGCAGAGCGGTATAGTTTTCAACTATGTATTTCCAGCTGTTTCCTTATTCTGATTCTCGCCCTTTATTTCTGTCTCCAGTCACCACGCAGTTTCGCTTTTTTGTGCTGCAAAGGTAAATGTTGCCGTCACTGGCTCAAGTTCTGGCTAACGTTTCAGAAAAAATCTCCACCCTTCAGGTAGTATTTAAACCTACGGTTTTCTGAAAAACTTGCTCCTGTTCCTTACAACACCTTTTGATGCAGCGTAAAAAAGGCGAAACATACCGCGTAGCGACAGGCGACGCAGAAAAAAAAAGCTCCAATCAGGGAAACAGCAAAAAAAAGGCTAACACCCACGAGCTCATGGTTCAACATAAAATTTTAAAGTTATGACAGCAAAAAGGAATATTCCTGAAGAATGGAAAAATCAGTGGTCTAAATTCATGTTCAACTTCTTTGATTATTTACCTACAAAGTACGAGGCGAACAAACGTGAGTGGGCAATCAGAAAAATGATATGGGACTTTAAAGACGGTAAACGTAGCGTATCGGTGGCGGAGATGGTAGCGAAGAAGATACGTGAACAGTTTGGCGCGGATTGTGAGAATGTGACGTTCGTATGTATTCCTGCAAGTTCAGCACATAAAAACGAAATCAGATACAAGGTATTTTCCGGAGAAGTGGCACGACTGACAGGCTGCAAGAACGCATACGAGGCGATTACTATCGAGGGCGGACGTTTGGCGATTCATGAAACGAAAAGTAGCAAGACGGTGCAGGACGTTGAAGTTATCAACTTTGACCAATACTTTTTCAAGGGTAAAAAGGTACTTCTTTTTGATGATATACTCACGCAAGGGCATAGCTACGCACGTTTTTCCTGTGCTTTGGAAAAGATAGGCGCAGAAGTATTGGGAGGCTACTTTTTAGGTAAAACAATATTGGGAAACAATTAAAGCGGGAAGATATGAAAAGAAAATGTGACGTAATACAGTTGTCTCTGTTTGATAATGATTACAGGGATAAGACGGATAATCAGTTAATTAGCGATCTTACGAATAAAGTAGATATGGTTTCGGATATGTGGGAGGGGCAATATCGTTTGGAACGGTTATTTAATAGCCTCACTCCGCAACGTAGACGCATAGCGGTGGCGGCTGTAGAACTTTACAAGCGTAGGGAGGCAGGCAGTAGGACGGTAGCGGCTATTCGTTCCAGTATGGATATATACAATATCATGCAGCCGATAGTAGGCGATTTGCCGAATGAGGAATTTTGGATTATTGCGCTGAACCGTTCCGCAAAGGTTATAATGAAGAAAAGAATATCGGTCGGAGGAATAGACCAAACGTGTGCAGATGTACGGCTAATCATGCGGATATTGATAGAAGCTGGGGCGGTACAATTTGCCGCTGTTCATAACCATCCGAGTGGAAATATACATCCGAGTAACGATGATATGAAATTGACTGAGCAGCTAAAGAAAGCAGCGGAGATATTTAATATTCGGCTGATGGATCATGTGATTGTCACGGCTTATAATTATTATAGCTTTTGCGACGAGGGATTAATTTGATTGGATGGGCGAGAGGGGCGCCCATCCCGTTTTGCTCGCACACTCGCAAAACGGGATGGGACCCAAAGCGGTACTTCGTTTTTTGTTCTTCCGTTCCTTCTACCACGGAGGGGAGAGAATTGTTCATTCTCTGTTAAGAAGATATAAAATTATAACCTTTTCTTCTTGATTAATTGCGGGATATAAAATTATAACCTATCTTTGTAGAGTAATCAAAAAACAAATAGTTATGCCAACAGTTTTAATGTTATTCGGATTGAAGTTTAGAATCTACACAGCGGAACATTTACCACCGCATTGTCATGTAACAAGTCAAGACGGCCAAGCCAAGTTTGAAATTCTGGATACGGTTAAGTTGATAGAAAACAAGGGGCTGAAACCAAAAGACTTGAAACTGGCAGAGTCGATTCTTGAAGAGAATCTGGAACTTATTCAGAATGAATGGAAAAAATTGCATGGGGATTTTTAATCCCCCATGCTTTTCAATAAAAGAAAGGAGGATGATATGAAGATTATTAAATTGTGGTTTGAGAATGGCAGGATATATATTACTAATGACAAGGGGGAGACTTTATACCAATCCTTGAAGTTTTATCCTCGCTTACTGACGGCTTCTGAAAAGCAAAGAAGTAATTATGAACTTGAACACTTCGGCATTCATTGGGATGATATTGACGAAGATGTGAGCTATGAGAGCTTTTATTATGATGATACCAAAGAACCGGCCTCTGGTATTCAAGATGCTTTCCTGTCTAATCCGGAACTGAATATTTCAGCTGTTGCCCGCCGCATGGGAATACAGCAAAGTTTGTTGGCAAGTTATATAAAGGGGACAAAAGTTCCTTCTTCAGAAAGAAAGAAGTTGATACTG